AGCGATACGCAGCGGATCGCCGATGCATCTGGGGTGATCCGAGCCAACGCCACGGAGAGCAAGCAGCGCTTCGAGCGCATTGACGCCAACGCCGAGACGGACCCCAAGGCGGTCCGCGCGGACGCCAAGGCCGGCAAGCGCGAGCAGGTCGCCATACTCGCCGCGAGCGAGGAGATCGTCCGAGCCCTGCCCGGCGTCAAGGACGTCACCCCGTGGTGGGCGACGCTGCTCTCGTGGGGGCTAATCGCGCTATCCGTGGTAGGCGTGGTCGCGCTTCTGTGGATGACCGGGCTCGGCGCGTTCGTGAAGCGTTTGCTTGCGGCGGTCGGGCTCCTCATCCCCGCAGCGGAGCGGCGCGAGGCTAACCTCGCCGCCAAGGCGCTCGAGACGGACAGCGACGTATCGGTCCGCGAGTGGATAGCCGCACGCCGCGCAGCCGACCCCATGTTTGACGCGGCCTACAGGAGAGAACGACGTGATCGCAAGAAGAGAGCAAGTGCAGAACGACCCGCCGCCGATTGACCTTGACGGCATCGAGGACGGCGTGCCGTGGATGCAGTTCGTGTGGCCGGCGTTCTCGTGGGACCGCTGCGGCACACGAGCGAAGAAACTGCGCATGAACGCGGACCCCGAGAACCCCGGCACGGTCGGCATTGAGATCGACCTTGACGACGGGGAGACGGTCGCCGCTATGATTCGTACCGCCGACCTAATGCGCTTCGTGGCGCACGCGGTTGCGCTCACCGGAGATAAGACCACATGATGCTCGCAGACCTCTCATCCTTCCTCGGCACCACTTGGTTCATCGTGCTCGTTGGCGTACTCGCCTACCTCGGCGGGAGCCTGTTCCCGATCGGCGCGCTGTTCGCGAAGATCAAGAAGGACTGACCTACACCCCCGGACGCGATAGCGCCCGCGCCTGTTGAGGTGCGGGCGTTGTCGTATGCACGCGATACAGTTCCCGCATGAGTGAGATCATCCCAACGGAGGGTCAGGGCGGTAGTCCGCTCTTCAAGGATCCGCACCACATCCGCGAGGATCTGCGCACGCTGACCGCTGCGCTCCGAGCCGGATGGAACGTGCCAGACGACGTGCGCCGTGACGCGCTCGCGGTCGCCGCAGGCATCATGCGCGAGGGCGACCACGCGCGGGACCGCATCGCCGCCGTGCGTCTGCTCGTACAGATGCGCAAGGACGACGTGGAGGCGCTAGCGCTGCTCGACAAGATCGGCAGGCTTGAGAGCGGCGAGGCCACCGAGCGCATCGAGCTCAAGCCCGTGACCTTTGAGCGGCGGGACTGATGGCCGCCGAGCTGCGTCTGCCCGCGCTGTACGCCAAGCAGTACGAGGCGGTGCACGACCCGCGCCGCATCGTGGTGATCGAGGCATCGACCAAGGCGGGCAAGGCCCAACCGCTGCACTCGATCGTGTGGACGCCACGCGGACCTGTTCGCATGGGCGACCTCTGTGTCGGAGACATGGTGTGCGTGCCCGATGGCGGTACGGCGCCAGTAGTCGGCATCTACCCGCAGGGCGAGCGAGAGGTCTATCGCGTGACGTTCTCGGATGGCACCGAAGTCGAAGCGGACGGCGAGCACCTATGGGAGGTGCATGACTTCAATGGACGCCAGCGCATCAGGACGACGCGCGAGATAGCCGGCACCGCACAGTGCATGCGCCACAGGTCATGGGTGCCGAGCGTCAATCCTGTCGACTTTGATGCCAAGCCAGTGCCGCTCGATCCGTACCTCGTTGGAGTCCTGATCGGCGACGGCGGCCTTACAGGCGAGTCGGTTCGGCTATCCGGCATTGACGACGAGATCCTTGACGCAGTGCGCGCAACGATCCCGGAAGGGCACGAGCTCCGCCATAGCGGCGGCTGCGACTGGACGATCTCCGCCGGCGACTTGGCTGCAGGCATGCGCGGCACTGGGCGGCACATCGTGCAGATACTGCGGTCTATCGGCGTCATGGGCACCTATGCGCACGAGAAGCGCATTCCCGAGTGCTACCTGTTCAACACCGTGTCGGTGCGCCGCGCGATCCTGCAAGGCATCCTTGACACCGATGGCTTCGTCAACAAGCATGGGCAACCGGGGATCGAGCAGACATCGGAGGGCTTGGCTCGTGACCTGACGACCCTTGTCCAGTCGCTCGGAGGCAGCGTGCTTACGCGCTACCGAGCCAAGAACGGCTACGTCAAGGATGGGGTCTACGTCCAGTGCCGGCCAGTGTGGCGTCAAGGGATCAGACTGCCCGATTGCACATGGTGCTTCCGTCTGCAGCGCAAGGCCGCATTGACTCGCCCCAAGCGCAAGAGCGGGCATCGGTTCTTCCGATCCATCGAGCCAGTCGGCGTCATGCCGGTTCAGTGCATCGAGGTTGGGCACGCGCGGCACCTGTACCTGACGGATGGGTTTATCCCGACCCACAACACCGCCGGGACGATGGTCTGGCTCCTCGGGCACGCATGGAACGACAAGACCGAGGGGCACGCCTACTGGTGGGTCGCCCCGGTCTACCAGCAGAGCCGCATTGCGTTCGACCGGATGAAGGCGTGGCTCCGCGCTGCCGACGCCACGAAGCGCGTATGGAAGTCGCACGACACCGAGATGTGGATCGAGCTCGGCAACGGGTGCCGCATCTGGTTCAAGTCGGGCGACGACCCCGACAACCTCTACGGCGAGGACTGCTACGGCGCCGTGCTCGACGAGGCGACCCGCATGCGCGAGGAGTCGTGGCACGCCGTGCGCTCGACGCTGACCGCCACGCGCGGACCCGTTCGCATCATCGGCAACGTGCGCGGGCGCCGGAACTGGGTGCACCGGCTCGCGCAAAGGGCGCAGCAGGAGCCGGCGGGCGAGGTCGGCTACCACAAGCTCACCGCATGGGACGCGGTCGAGGGTGGCGTCATCAAGCGTGAGGAGGTCGAGGCCGCAGAGCGCGACCTGCCCCGCGCCGTGTTCCGCGAGCTGTACCTCGCCGAGCCCTCGGACGACGGCGGCAACCCCTTCGGCATCGACGCCATCGCCAAGTGCGTGCGCCCGCTAGGCGAGAAGTCGGTCGCCGTATGGGGCGTGGACCTCGCCAAGTCGCAGGACTGGACGGTAGCCGTAGGGCTCGACGCGGACGGCAACACCGTCGCCCTCGAGCGCTGGCAGGGGCAATGGGGCGACACCCGGGCGCGGCTGCTCGGGATGATCGGCGAGACGCCCGCGCTCATCGACTCGACCGGCGTCGGCGACCCCATCGTCGAGGATCTGCAGCGGACGCTGCCGAGCGTCGAGGGGTTCAAGTTCACGGCACCGAGCAAGCAACAGATCATGGAGGGGCTAGCCGCCGCGATACAACAGGGGCGCATTTCCTTCCCGGACGGCTGGCTCCGCGCCGAGCTCGAGGCGTTCGGCTACGAGCACACGCGGACGGGCGTAAGGTATGAGGCGCCACCCGGACTTCACGACGACGGCGTATGCGCCCTCGCTCTCGCGGTCCGGCATCACGCGCACGCGCACTCGAACACCCTCGACATACGGATCTTCTGACCACATGGGCATCCTCGACATCTTCCGTCGTAAGGCACAGGAGACAGCGGACAAGTACACCGATGCATCGCTGTCCGTGATCGACAAGAGCGGGCGGCCCAAGGCGCAGCCGTTCTCCTACCGCGCGGCGGTCGCTGCGTACCAGTCGTGGATTTACGCGGCGGCGTCGATCAACGCGCAGGCGGTCGCATCCGTGCCGCTGCGCCTCTACGTCCGCAGCCGTCCCAACGGGCGCAAGCTCTTCGACACGCGCCCCGTGCCGACCGCCCGTAAGAAATACCTACGCGGGGATCTTTCGGTCCAGCCGTCGAGCCTCGTGCGGCGCAAGGCGCTCGCGGGCGACTTCGAGGAGGTGAGCACCGAGCACCCCGTGCTCGAGGTGCTGCGCAAGGCGAACAGCGTGGACGACGGCTTCGGGCTCGCCATGACCCGCATCCTGTTCCTTGAGCTCACGGGCAACGCCTACCTCCACCCCGTGATCGACCCGACGCTCAACGTGCCGGGCGAGCTGTGGACGATGCCGTCGCACCTCGTGAAGGTGCTGCCCTCGACCGACGGGCTCATCGCCGGCTACCGCTACGGGATCGACCCGCAGAGCGAGGTGGACTTCACCGCCGACGAGGTGATCCACTTCAAACGCCCCAACCCCAAGAGCCTGCTCTACGGGCTCGGCAAGGTCGAGGCGGCGTGGGGCGTCGTGCAGCAGAACGCGGCCGTGCACGACATGGACCTCGCCACCTTCGAGAACATGGCGCGCCCGGACTACGCGGTGATCGTC